CAAAAGAAGGGAATGAGAAAAAATGAATGATGCTAAACAAATGATTTGGCATAAAGCTTATGAAAGAGCTTTAAAAACAATTACAAGTTTAAGAAATCACTGCGATTTCAAATATGAAAGGGATTCAAAGAATGCTAAGACTGTTAGAGTTCTAAATGCAGTACGTCCTAGTGTAAGAACTTACGTACCTGGAACTGCTATAACAAGAGATGCAGTATCTAGTACTAAAGTAGATATTGATATCGATCAATTCAAATATTTCAATATTGGATTAGATGACGTTATCAAAGCACAAAGTGTACCAGGAGCAATGGAAGCAACTGCTGCTGAAGGTGCATTAGCATTAGCAGAAGAAGGAGACAAATACGTAGCTAGTCTAGTAAAAGCTGGTGTAGAAGCAACTACTCCTACTATTGATAGTGTAGCAAGATTTACTCCAACAAAAGCAAATGCTATTGAAGGTGTAGAAAGTGCATTTGAAATATTATATTCAAAAAATAATCGTGTAAGTGATACTTACTGGTTAGAAGTAGCACCTAGCTATTTTAAATATATACGTCCTAACATTTTAGAACTTTTAACAAATAACGTTGAAATGGCTAAAAAAGGTGTAGTTGGTAAATATGCTAATGCTATGGTAACTATTGAAAACTTACTACCAAAAGGACAAGCAACTACTGCAAATGATACAGTATATAACATTCTAAGAACTGAACATGCTATTGCATTTATCGAACAAATAGATAAAGTAGAAGCATATCGTCCAGAAGATGCTTTTGAAGATGCATTAAAAGGATTATATACATTCGGTGCTAAAGTTGTTAGACCTGATGAAATCGTAGTAATTAAAACTGCAATATAATTTAAGGCTCATTAGAGCCTTTTTATCGTGTTATGAGTAAAATGGGTGCAACTCCCATAAACACGTCTAGAAAGAGGTAAAAATATGGAAAAACTAGAATATTTTACTATTGAACCAAACTTGAAACAATTTTATGGAAAGACAGTAACAAAAGATACTGTATTTGATGAAAAGACTGAAGATGGAACAGTAGAACAACATTTTGAAAACTTAACTTTAACTACAAAGATAAAAAAGGAAGTAGAAATGAATGAAGATAATCCTTATGGAATTAAAGAAGAAACAACAGTAGAAGTAACTGTACCAGAAGGAACTGTCTTAATATGGGATGAAAATGAAGGATTTATTGTACCAAAAACAATAATGACTACATTAGATGAATTAAAAAAGGAAATAGATTCTATAGGAAACATATATAACGGAGAGTGATAGCATGACTTTAGAAGAAATGAAACATAAAGTGTATTCATTGATAGAAGAATATAGTGAAGATGCAACTGATTTAACAGAAGATGAAGATTTAGCATCTAAAATAAATGGTGTTATAAACTCCATACAAAACGAATTAACTAGATTTAAGAAAATACCTAAAGATGTAACTATAAACGTCTCTAGTGGGCAAGAAATGTACTTTAAAGATATAGATAAAGACTTATATCAATTAATGAATATAAGAGGTGTAAGTACTGATATACTAAATGATAAAATATTCTTTAATGAAGATGGTGAAGCTAAAATATTTTACTATAAATATCCTAAACAAATAACAAACGAAACTGATGATAGTTATAAATTTGAATTGCCAACTGATTTACTAGAAATAATGCCTTATGGAGTAGCTGGAGACTTATTAAAAAGTGATGTATCTAGTCAATATGGAGCAGTATATAGTGCAAGATATAGAGAAATGTTACAAACTCTTGATCCTAGATATGGAACTGGAATTGTAGAAATAACAGGAGGTATTAATGTATGAGTATAAGTGGTAGATTAATAACTAGAAACTACTCTCAATTTAGAGGTGTAGACTTTAGTAATCGTAAAGATGAAATTAATATATATCGTTCTCCAGATGCTTTAAACGTATGGAAAAACTATAAAAGCTCCAATGGTAAATGTATAGAAACAAGACCAGATGTAGAATTGCTAGGAGAATTTAGCAGTCCTATATATGGTCTCTTTTTTTATGGTAATGATGTAATAGTACATTCTGGAACTAAGTTATTCAACGGAATAAGCGAAGCAACTGCAACGGAATTATATGATGGTTTAGCAGAACAAAAGAGTAACTTCTTTATATTTAAAGGTAAGTTATATATCCATGATGGAGAACATTATTTAGTAATGGACGGAACAGTACAACCAGTAGTAGGTTATATACCAAGAACGTCAATATCACGTTCTCCTAGTGGTGGTGGAACTACTTATGAAGATGTTAACTTGATACAACCATATAGAAAGAACTCGTTTAGTGCTGATGGAACAAGTACTGTATATCAATTAGATGTAACAGAATTTGATAATGAAATACCTAGAGTATGGGTAAATGATGTAGAACTAACTCATAATATTGATTTTACATTTGATTATACTAAAGGAACTGTAACGTTTGTAACATCTCCTAGTGAACCAGATACAGTAGGACAAGATAATGTATTTATTCAATTCAAGAAAACAGTAGAAGGTTATGCTAATGAGATATTACATTGTAGATTAATAGAAGTATTTGATAATAGAGTATTTGCAAGTGGTAATCCTGATAACCCTAATTATTTATGGCATTGTAGCCTAGATGATCCAACTTATTGGAGTGATTTAGACTACTACCAAGAAGGAGAAGAAGATAGTGCAGTAACAAGTCTAGTAAGTGGTAATAATGCTTTATGGGTATTAAAAGAACCTTCTAAGAGTAATACTACTATTTTCTATCATAATCCAACGATAGATAGTAATTATGGTAAGATTTATCCTTCTAGTCATTCGTCAATTACAACAGGATGCAAATATAAAGGAATTAATTTTAAAGATACAATATGCTTTTATAGCGAAAATGGACTTGAAGCTATAACAAGTGATATAACAACCGAACAAACGTTAACACATAAATCTAGTTTAGTAGATACAAGACTATTAAATGAGAATTTAGATAATATGAATTTAATAGTATGGGAAGATTATTTAGTAACTATTCTAGGCAACAAAGTGTATTTAGCTAATTCAAGAGAATTTAGTGAGATAAATGGACATTATGAGTATGAATGGTATTACTGGGAATTTAGTCAATCTATAAGTGGTGGAGTAGTAGATCATTATAGCGAAGGTGATTCTAACGGAATGTTAGTATTAATGACACAAGAAGAAACTAATCAAGGAACTAAATATAGGTTTTATGGACTTAAACCACTTAAAGGTGGAGGAAATGTAGAAGCCTACTGGACTACACTAGCTGATGAATTTGGTTATCCTCAATATCAAAAAATAACCAATAAAAAAGGATGTGTAGTAGATATGGAAGGTAAAGAAGTAACCTTATATGCTAAAACTGATAATAAATCGTTTGACTTAATAAAGAAGTATACCAACGTAAAAGGTTATGTAGTACCACGTATAAAGAAGAAAAAATGGAAGTCTATACAATTAAGGTTTTATTCAAAAAAACCTTTTTGTTTGTATTCAAGTACATTAGAAAGCTATATAGGAAGCTATATTAAACGATAGGAGGTAAAACATGGCAAATGTAAATTATGATGATGAGAGATTTCAACAAGTAACAAGAGAACAAAATGCAGCAATTCAAAACTTGAATAACACATATAACAACATGATAAATCAAAGTCAACAGTTTTATGATGCACAAGCAAAAGCAGCAGAAGATTATGGTAATCAACAAAGAGCATTACAACAACAAAATACAGACTTTACTATTCAAAAAATAGAACAACAAAAAGAACAAGCTGAAAAAGACTATACAAAAGAACAAAAAGGAGCTTATGTAGACTGGCAAAAACAATCTAACCAATATGGAGTAAATGCAGAGATACAAGCACAACAAGGACTTAGAAATGGCGGATATAGTGAATCTAGTCAAGTATCAATGTATAACCAATATCAAAATAGAGTATCAACTGCACGTGATAGCTATAATAGAGCTGTTTTAGAGTACGATAATGGCATAAAAGAAGCTCAATTAACAAATAATACTAAATTAGCTGAAATAGCCTATAATGCCCTTAAAACTAAGCTAGAATTGAACTTACAAGGTTTTCAATATAAGAATCAATTATTAGCTAATCAAATACAACAAACACAAGCATTAAGTGATACTTATTACAATAGATGGAAAGATGTATTAAGCCAAATAAATACTGAAAATGCACTAGCTGAACAACAAAGACAATTTAATGAACAAATGGCATTACAAAGACAAGCAAAAGCTTCTAGTGGTGTAAGAGTAAGTGGTGGTGGATCATCTAGGAGTTCTGGAGGACGTTCTGGTAAAAGTGTATCTATAAGTGGCAAAACTAATTCAAATGGACAATTAGCAAGTGAACCAGTAAAGAATATAAACGGAAAAACATATATACCTTCTGGAGATTATGGAGTAGATAGTGCTGGAAATAGAATAGTTTTATATAAATATGGAGGAAAATTATATTATCAAAGTGGCAATAGTATGAAAAGTTGGGGTGGTAGTAAACCACTAACTTCTGGAATGTTAAATGTAGCTAAAGGTGTATCAGCAAGAAAGTAGGTGATATGAATGGCTAAAAAAAAGAAAAAAGAAGTAGAAACAGGAAGAATACTAGGTAGATTAAATGATGATGGAACTATAACTCCATTTATACAAAAACAACAAGAAGAAGATATAGCACCAGTTAAAAATGATAACAAGTGGTTTAAAAACGGAATAGACACAAGTGGCTATGATATACAAAATCCACTTGATGCAATAAATAGAATAAATGCTGGTATATTAATGACTGGTGTAGATGCATTAGGACAATTTGGTAAAGGTTTTTTAGGTTCTGCTGAAGGTGTAACTGATTTAGCAAAGACAACAACTGCTGATGTATTAGACTTTTTTGGTGCTGATAATAAAGCTAAAAAGTTAAGAGAAAGTGCTGAAAGAACATGGGGAGTTAATGAACAACTAGAACAAGCATTAGCAAGTGATAATGGAACAGGCATAGATGATATGTCTTTTTTAGGTGAAAAAGGTAAAACAGTACCACAAGGTTTAGGTACAACAATGTTTTCAATGACTACTGGAGGTTTAGGTGGAGCATTACTTGGCACAACTGCTGGGGCATCTGCAACTTCTATGGCATTATTAGGAATGTCGGCTGCTGGTAACTCTGAACAAGAAGCTATTAAAGAAATGAAAGCTAATCAAAAAATAAACGGTTTATCGGACAAAGAAATATATAAAAATGCTAAATTATATGGAGTATTGTCTGGAATTATAGAAACTGGAACTGAAATGATGTTTGGTGCTGCTGCACAAGGTAGTCAATTACTTGGTATAGGAACTGGTGCATTTGATGAAGCAGATGATGCAGTTATAAACGCATTAACTAAAAAAATAAGTAATAAAATGATTAAAACATTTGCACAAGCTGGATTAAAAGCAACCAGTGAAGGTGTAGAAGAAGTAGCATCAGGATTTTTAAATGCATGGGCAAAAAAACTTACTTATATGAAACAAGAAGATATCAATAAACTAATTGAAGATGAAAACTTACTTGATTCATTCCTAAGTGGAACGTTTAGTGCTGCTTTATCACAAGCTCCTAGTGTAGTTAATAATATAACTACTACTGAAAATGGTAAGTTAAAATTAAGAAATAATAACGAAATAAGAGACTTCTTAACTAACCTAAATGAACAAGAACAACAAGTAGTAGAACAAGAAATACAAGATCGTATCAATGAAGAAGGTAAAATAACTAAAAAACGTAGAATAGAAATAGAAAAACAAGTTATAGAGGACTTGGATCGTGGATATATCAATGCTAATACTATTAGAGATGTATTAGGTGAAAATTATAATGCTGAACGTGATGTAAGACTAAATGAAAGTTTTAATGAAGAAGCTAGAAGAACACAAGCTTATCAAAATGACCTATCAAAATATGATGAAAAACAACGTAAGACGATACAAGCTGCTATTGATAGTGGTTTACTTAACAACTCTAATAAAACTCATGATATGGTCGATTTAATAGCTAGATTAAGTGCTGATAAAGGAATAGATTTTGACTTTACTAATAATCAACGTATTAAAGAAAGTGGTTTTGCAGTAGATGGTAAACAAATTAACGGATTTATTAAAGATGGCAAAGTAACTCTTAATTTAGAAAGTAATCAAGTATTAAATAAAACAGTAGGACATGAAATAACTCACGTATTAGAAGGAACGGATTTATATAAGAGCCTACAAGATAGCTTGAAATCATTTATAGGTGAAAGAGAATGGAATAATAGAATTAGTCAATTAGAGAAAGATTATAAAAATGTTAAGGGA